CTACCCAAAAACAACACCCGTGATATTCTGGTCATTGTCAATGCGTATTTCCTTAATGACTGACCGCCAAAGCGTCCGCTTTTCTTCACGGGTCAAAGTATCATAAATTGTTCTAAAATCATTATCAAGAAGCCTGCGCACGGCTGCAAAGTCTGGCGGCGGGTCCGTGTGCGTTTCTGGTATCTGGTTCAGTGCAGCAGTATATATTTCATAGTCCTTTTTATATTCTTCAATGTCTATAAGGTCATTTACATACAGTTCTTTTAATTTCCCCAGTTTGCGTTTCAACGCTGCTTTATCAACCCCGGCAGCAGTCCTTTTCTTTTTGGCGGCTTCCACTTCCCATTCAAGCTGGCAGCGTTCCAGTTCTTCCCCCAGATGTTCAAAAAGCCATTTTTCCACATAGTCTTCACGGGCTGAATGATTGTGGCAGCAGCGCCCACGCTGGAAATGTTGGCTGCACCTATAATAAAAAATATCACGGGAAACGTAGCCAACTAATTTGTGCCCACATTCAGCACAAGTCAGAATTGATGTAAAAATATACGTCCTGCCAGCCGGAGTGGTGCGCACGTTGCGTTTCAAAAGCAACTGTACCCGGTCAAATTGTTCCTGCGTGATAATCGCAGGGCAGAAATGGTCATTATACCTGCCGCCCCGGTCATAAATACCAGTATATAATTTTTCTTTCAGCATACGCCGGAAAGTAGCTTCACACCAGTTCACGCCGTATGTTTCCCGGATATAACGAACAGTGGCACGCTGGGAAACGGTGCTTTCAAAATAATTGAAAGCGTCTTGCACAATGGCTGCGTCTTCTGGCGCAATTTCCAGTCGCTTTTCATCATTGACACGATAACCAAAGGGAGTGGAGCCAGAAACAACGGTGCCATGCGCAATCTTGCTGTCAAATACAACGTCTATTCTTTCCCCGTCTATATCAGCTTCATTCTGGGCAATAGACAGCTTCACATTGATATATAAGCGCCCGTTTGCAGTTGTTGTGTCGTACTCTTCATCAGTGGTTTTCCATTCGCAATTATGCGCTTGCAGCACTTCCATAATTTTATAATAATCAGCCACAGAACGAAACCAGCGGTCAAGACGGCAAAAAAGCAAAATGTCTACTTCATCACGCTTCACCGCTTCAAGCATTTTTTGAAATTCAGTTCGCTTGTGCATATTCTTTCTGGCGGTCTTTGCTGCGTCAATGTAAATGCCGACTATCACCCAGCCCCGTTCCCGTGCGTAGGCTTCCAGTCGTTCTTGCTGGGCTTCCAGTGAAAGACCTTTTATTTTCTGTTCTTCCCCAGAAACCCGGATATATAAAGCAACCCGGACTAATGCCGGGGCAATTTCTTTCTTTCTCACAAAATCACCTGCATTTCCTTTAATTTCCCGCCCGCAGGTGCTATAATCAAAATTGCAGACGGTATGTTGTATCTGGTATGATGTATCTTTGCACCCGCCCCGGTTGTGTTCCCAGCACACCGGGGCATTTTATTATATAATTTCACCGTATTTGTCACAAAAGCGACCAGAAAAAATGCGGTATATGTCATACAACCAGCCAAAACAAAACAGACCAGCTGTAAACAAATAAAGAAGCCCCATGCCGTAGCGTTTAGCGTAGAAGTAATGTGCGCCAAAATATCCAGCAAAAACGCATAGAAGACCAGCAACCATGCGTCTATTATTGGAGTTTTCGGCGGCGGGTGCTTCATTCAGTACATTTTGAAGTTTATATATATGCTTGCACGGCTTCTGTCTATTGATAAAATCCGGGCAAGTGCAAGAGGTCATAGAAACAGAATAAAAGTTTTCACTGTCTGCACTTTCAATCACAGCTGTTTTGGCTGCACGGTCAAGATTTCTGACAACCATATTTTCAAATTTTGCTTTATTTTTTCTGTTTTGCTGCTGCGCAGCGTCGCTATATTCATAATATCCCATTCAAGCCGCCTTTCCTGCGAAATACCCCAGAATAAACACGCAAATTATAATAAATAGTGCGCCCAGCCTTGCCAGCAGGAAAGGTGGCACACATGATGAAAAAATATATCAATTATTATGACAGCAGAGTATTTGCAATTTACTATCACAAAAGTAATATCATTTATTACAATTTGAATTTTTCTGGTACAACGCAACTAATAATCTACAAGTAAAGGGCAAAAGCTGGGTGCGTTTATCACCCAGCGTCTACCCCGGAAGCATTGCCAGCGTCAACGGGTGGGCACTGGGCTTCCAGTTCTTCTTCACTGTCCGGGACAATCAATGCCGGGTCTGCGGCTACGGCAGCAGCAAGCCTGCGTTTGAAGTGTTCCATTGCAGTTCTTCTGATTTCCGGGTCAAGTTCAAAATATGTTTTCACAATTTCCAATTCAAGACCCGTGGCACCTTTTGACTTTACAAAGTCGTCAAGGCTGAAAGTGTCTGGCTGTATGTACATTGTACCCGTACCGTACCGCAACCATTTTTCGTTTACCGAATATTCAGCACATATCAACTTTATAATATGGTCTTTCGGTTCGACCCTGCCACGTTCCAGATTATTGATAACATCACCGCTGACACCCAGCTTTTCACCAAATGCCGCCCGTGACAATGCTTTGTCTTCACGCAGCAGTCTAATTCTTTCATTCATAATGGGAACCCCCTTTCTATCTGGTAACACTATCATACCATTCTTGGTTTGGTTAGTCAACCAAAAAAGAAAAATTTTTTTCTAAAAAGTGGTTGACAAACCAAATTCAATGGGCTATACTTGGTTTAACAACCAAACAAGGAAGACGAAAAATGGTTGCTATACAAAACCGGGGAAGCCAAACCCACAAAATGCGCACTGCGTAACAAGGGCAGCGGACGTGCCAGCTACAAAGCACGCAGACGGTCAACAAGTTTTACCACTTTTTAATGTGAAAAGGGAACCGCAGTGCAGAAAGGACGGTACAGAATATGGCAGGAACTAAAAAAGAAATGGAAACCATGCTTGCAACAGAGAACCAGCAGGAAGCAACAGAGGTTATGGCGTTCTTGGGCGAACTTGCGCCGGAAGAAAAGAAAGATTTTCTGGTGTTCATGCAGGGTATCAGATTTGCAAAAGGCATGGCACAGAAAGCAGCGCCACAGACCGCATAAGGGAGGGGCGCACAAATGGAAGTACAAGGGACATTCAATGCACAGCGCTTTTTTGAAACGCTGGCGCTGATTATCTCACAGCGGGAAAATGTCAAAGTCACCGTAAAAGTGATCCAGACCCCGGAAAAAGAGAAAGAGCAGCAGCCAGCGTGAGCGCTGGGCACATATCAAAGGTTTTTCAAAGTCAATAGGAGAATAGCAGCAACGCTGTTCATATAAAACAATACCAGATACAAGGAGGAATACGCAAAATGAAAGATTTTGTGAAGAAAGCAGCAGTTGTGGTCAAAGACAGTCTGGGACTGCCAAACCACATGACCATGTTTTACATGGAGCCGGGAACGTACAGTGAAGAGGACGTGCCGGAAATGTTCAGAATTAAAGGCAAGATTGTTCCTGCAATTCTGATTTCACAGTATCACAACACAATGATTGACACATTAGCTGGCGACGTTCCAATGTCGCTGCCATACCAGAAGCCAAAGCACACCATAAGAATTGATGAAGCGGCGGCAGCGTGTCGCAGAAAAGGCAAGGGCTGGCACCTCATGACCAACACAGAATTTGTTTACTTGCTGCATGAAGCAGAAGAACTGGGGCACACAATAGGTGGCAACACGAACTACGGAAGCAATGCAAAGAACCCAGAAGAAAAGGGCGTGACATACGACAGAGCAGGACGGACACTGACCGGGTGCGACCCGCTTTCATGGTCACATGACGGCACCGCAGCTGGCGTGTTTGGTATCAACGGCAATTTTTACGACATTGTAACGGGATTGCGCCTGCATTATGGCGTTATCGAATACATAAAGGACAATGACGCAGCGGTGGCAGGATATGAAGACGAAGCGCCAGAATGGATTGTTGCAGAGGTGGACGGGAAGCCACTAAAACTGCACGGCAGCAGTAACGGCGGCGTGAAAATGTCTGTTGCTGATGAAATAGAAGCCGAATGGGACGGCTGCCATATTTCAGAATTACAGCTGGACGGGCTGGAAGAAGTGCCGGAAATTGCGTACAAGCTGGGAATTGTACCGCAGGACTGGAAGAATGAAACGGCGGGTATCTGGGCAGACAGCGAACTTGAAGAAACCGTGCCTCTCCGGGGTTCCAGCTTCAACCACACTTCCAGCGGTGGTGGTGCTGCGTTGGACTTGCACAGCCCTCGTTCTAACGTCCTCGGCGACATTTCGTTCCGCTCCGCTTTATATCTGGAAGACTGGCAACTGGTAACTGAAATACTGGCAGCGGGTGCGGCAGCACACGCATAAAGGCACAAAAGAAAAGCCTTTGAAGATGTGCCGGGAAACACAAAATCAAAGGCTTTTCAAAGTCAATAAGTTTAATAATTCAATACACGTTTATTATACCATATTGACGCTTGCAAGTCAACAAGAAAAGGGTTGAAAACCCTTGAAAAATGCGGACTTTGAGCCGCAAAACGGGCTTGTATGGGGTATTAACATTCCTACGAAATATATATTTTTATATATACTTGCGCAATATGGATAAATAGACGGAGTGATTGGAGGATATACCACCACTTCTGTTGTACCCCTTTACGTTAAAAATGGTATAGGACAGAAAAGGAAGTGCAGTGGTGTTTATCAGAGAAAAGAAGACCGACTGTGCCGATTATAGAGAAGTTGACATAATACCCAGAACAGAAGCAGCAGAGGTGGCAACAAGAGGTAAAAGGGGAAAGAAGAAGAAAGCCCCGGTGCCAAAGCAAAAAGACCTAAACGACAAGAACGCTAAACGCTATCTGGTACAGCTGGGAAATGGTAATTTTCACATAGGGGACCTGCACACGTCATGTACCTATGACGCAGACAACCTGCCGGAAACAGTCGAAGAAGCAGAAAACATTGTGACAAACTACCTGCGGCGCATAGCATACCGCAGAAAGAAACTGGGGCTTGACCCATTGAAATACATACTTGTCACAGAATACAAATACAGCAAGGACGGGCAAGCAATCAAAAGAATACATCACCACATCATTATGAACGGTGGATTAGACCGTGACGACGTGGAACTAATGTGGACAAAAGCCCGTATCAACTGGAATAAAACAGAAGACCCGGAATACCGGGCAAGTATCAAGCAGCTGGGCTGGGTAAATGCAGACCGCCTGCAAATGAATGAAAACGGAATAGAGGGACTTTGTAAGTATATTGTCAAAGACCCGCAGGGAAAGAAAAGGTATTCCAGCAGCCGCAACCTTGAACGCCCAGAAGTCAGCAGAAATGACGGGACAGAAAAAGGGCAGAGGGACCAGAGCCAGTGGAAGTGCAGCCGCAATCTGACTGCGCCGGAAGAAAAGTGCAATGACCACAAATACAGCCGGAAAAAGGTTGAACAGCTGGCAAAGTCACCAGACGGAGGACTGGAAGAGTTCAGAAAGATATACAGCGATTACAACATTGTATCTTGCGAACCCGTCTACTATGAGCAGACCGGGTGGCACATCTACTTGAAAATGTGGAAAAAGAAAGGAGTGAAGAAGAGTGCAGGCAGTAAGAAGAAAAAGCCGAAGCGTGCGCCAGATAAGAAGACGTAAAGAGTTTAGAAAGTTTTTGGGAGAATACGGAAGATATATGGCAGCAGGAACGCTTCTGGCAGTCGTGATTGTATTAGTCACAGTGGCAGCAGTCAAATTATCAGCAATGGAGAAGCAGAAACCAGAAAAAAGCCCTATTTATGAAACGCAGATAAAGGAAACGGAGAGTGAGCAGGCAACAGAAGCGCCAGAGCAGATACCGTACCCGTTCAACCTTATGTCGCACGACTGGGGCGGTGAAGAATTGGCGGGCTGGGTTCCGTATCAGATACCCGCAGAATATGAGAAGACGGGCGGCTATTTGCCGGAATGTATGCAGCAGTTCACATACATAATTTGTCAACAGAATGGCGTTGATTATGCGCTTGCATTGGCAATTATGGAGGTTGAAAGCGGTTATAAATGGGACGCATATTGCAGCGAGGGTTCACAAGGTTATATGCAAGTCAATGTCAAGTGGCATGAAGACCGCATAGACAAATTGAATGTGGATAATGTGGAAAACCCATATTTCAACATTATGGTTGCGGTTGATTATCTGGCAGAACTGCAAGGCAGATTTGACACAGAAGCGGAAGTGCTGACCGCATATAATTACGGCGTGACTGGTGCATATAAGCACGTCTGGAACAAAGGATTGACAGAAACAGAGTATTCAAAGGCAGTGCAGCAGGCAAAGCAGCGCATTGAAAAACAGTTAGGCGGTGAAGAATGATGAACAATGAATTGTATCTGGGTGACGTTCTGGACAGTATAACGCCCAGTGATAGGGTGCTTGTACTAAATGCAGCAAAGCAGGTTGTATATCGTGGATATGCAGCAAATGCGGCACATAGCAACGTAAGCAGACAACGGAAAGTCAAAAGATTTGGAATAGCCATGGAAACATACAGAGCCACAGACAAAATGTGGGACTGGGAGAAGACAGACAAGCTGCCGGAGCAGGTGCCAGTTGAACAATTCAGCGAATACAAGGTAGAGCAGTTGCAACACATTTTGTATATCAAAATTGAACTGAAAAGCGAATTTGAGAGGTGAGAGCGTGGGAAACGAAAGATACAAAGGTATTTGCCCGGATTGCGGCGGCACATTATGGATATGCAAGAGCATTGCGCAAAGCATGGGGCTTTCAAATTTAGGACACGGCACCTGCGTTCACTGCAAAGCGTTTTTACACTTGGAGTTCAACGAAGACAAGCAGGAATTTGACTGCATGAACTGGGAGGAATACAGAAGACAGATACCGAAAGGAGGAAAAGAACATTGAAGCAAGAATGGGAACCAGCGCAGCTTGAAGAAATGCCAGTTGTTATTCTTTCACTGCACCAGAAGTGGTGGCAGAAAATGGCAGCAGGTGAAAAAGCGCTGGAATTGAGAAAGTCAAAGCCGCAGTGCAAAGCACCGTTCCGGGTGCTGGTATATATCACGGGTGGCGTCGGCATAGTGGGTGAATTTATTTGCCCGGAAGTGCTGGAAGTAAAGAACTTTGAAGAAGCAGAGAAGAAAAGCAGGGTGCCTGCGCATGATATTCATAACTATGCAGCAGGCAGCAGGTGCAAAGTGTACGGCTGGGAAATAACAGCTGTCAAAGAATATCCACGAACAGTGACGCTTGAAGAACTGGGAATAAAGCGTGCGCCGCAGTCGTGGCAGTATATGAGGTGACAACATGGACCAGATACAACGTGAAAAGGTAGCTGAAAAGCTAAAGAAAATCAAAGCACTGGCAGAACGTGGAGTGGGCGGTGAAAAAGAAACCGCAATGCGTATGTATGAAGACTTAAAAGCCAGATATGAGATTGAAGACGAAGAAATCATGCTGGACGCAGTGACGCTTCACTGGTTCAGCTATGCAGACAGCTTGGAAGAAGACTTGCTGACGCAGATTTTCTACAAAGTTACTGGCAGTGCTTCATATCACCACTACACGGGGAAATACAGCCGCAGGAAGAAACGTGGCTGCGACTGCACAGAGATTGAAGCGGCAGAAATTACACTGCTATTCAATTTCTACAAAGAGGAACTAAAACGGGAATTGAAAGCCTTTATGATTGCATTTAAGAACGGAAACGACCTTTTCCCGGACAAAACAGCCAGATGTTACAAGGAATATGACGGACCAGACAGAGAACGGACGGACGAAGAAGAAAGAATGATGAAAAAAGCTGCATGGCTTGCAATGACGCTTGACAAGAGAAAACCGCCACGGGCACTGCTGGGAGAAGCGGAGGTGGAAGAGGATTGACAGAGGATAAGCAGAAAATCATTGAAAAGCTGGTAAAGATAAAAGCCCTTGCAGAACGTGGAGAGGGCGGCGAAAAGGTCACAGCGTTGCAGATGTATGAAACCTTAAAAGGTAAATACAGCATATCTGATGAAGAGGTGCAGCAGGCAGCAGCCGTCCCGGTTGATATATCAAAAATTGACTTGAAACAATACTGGGGCATTGTATTTTCAATGGGTATCATTGGAAATAACCTACAAGACGAACTGGACTTTTGCAATGAATGTCCACACGCCCACACAGAAGAAGCCTGCGGGGAGTGCAGCACGCACCAGAACATAAAAGGATTGCAGCTGCAATATGAGGAAATGAAACGTAGGCTGGAAAAAGCAGCAATGGAGGTGTAACGCATGGCAACAAGGAAAGCAAGAAAGCCAAAACATAAAAAGAGCGAATACCCAACATTGCCCGGACAGCTGGGGTATCTAAACAGCTATTTTTGCCCGGTATGTGGAAAACATTTATTTTCTGCATACGACAAAGACATGAGAAAAGACCGGGAAGACGGCTATTATTTCCACGTTTCCCGTGATTTCAATTATTGCAGCAAATGTGGAACACTTCTGGACTTGGAAGAGTGGAAGCGAAAAGAAGAACCAGCAGCCACAGAAGAAGAACTGGTGCTGGAAGATTAGGAGGTGGCAGCAGTTGAACAATTTGTTGTATGTGTGCAGCCCGTACCGGGGCGACACAAAGCGCAATAAAGAATATGCACGGAAGCTGACACGGACAGCGCTTGAAAACGGCTTTGTCCCGGTTACAGTGCATTTATATTTGACAGAGGTTACAGACGACCAGAACCCGCAGGAAAGAAGCCGGGGAATGGCAGCAGGTATGAAGATACTTGAAAACTGCAAATACATTCTGGTTGGTGATAAATACGGAATATCAGAGGGAATGAAAGCCGAAATGACACTGGCAGCACTGAAAGGAATAATCATGCTGTATGAAAAGGACGGCAAAACCTATCTGGTAGACAGCAAAGAAGAGTTCAGAGCATAGGAGGAAAAACCATGGAGGGAAAAGCAAAAAGCGAACAGCTGATTGCAGAAATTAACGCAATCAGAGAAGCAAAAGAAAGGGAAGCAGAGGAAAAGCGACTTGAAGAGGTGCAGAAGTTCAAGAATTACTTTTCATACATAAAAAGACCGGGAGCAGACAAACTGCTTGAATGGCTGGAAGAAGTCGGCTTTTTCACTGCACCTGCAAGCACAAAATACCACGGAGCATACGCAGGCGGGCTTGTAGAGCATACAAACAATGTATACCGCCGTTTGGTGCTTCTGGCAGAAGAAGAGGACAAACGGCAGGGCAGAACATACCACGAATACACCGTAGACACCATAGCAGTTGTAGCGCTTCTGCATGATGTATGCAAAGCGGACGCATACAAAGTAGAGAAAAAGAACCAGAAGCAAAAAGACGGAAGCTGGCAAGAAGTAGACGTGTACGGATATACAAATAATTTGCCGCTAGGACACGGCGAAAAGTCAATTATCCAGATTATGCGTTTTATGCAGCTGACAGAAGAAGAAATGCTGGCTATACGCTGGCACATGGGCGCTTTTGATTATTCATTCAAGGGCGGCAGCTATGACATGAACAATGCTTTTGCAGGCAGCAGACTTGCAGCTATGCTTCACATTGCGGATATGGAAGCCACACACCTTGACGAAAGGGAAGTGAAAGCAGAATGAGCCGGGCATATTATAGAAAGCGCAGTGAAGCAACAGAACAGGAAAGAGTTATAAACTGGGCGACATTCTACGCAAAGGACTTCCCGGAACTGGCATTGCTGCACCATATACCAAACGGCGGCAGCAGGAACCAGCTTGAAGCTGCAAACTTAAAGCGGCAGGGAGTAAAAGCAGGCGTCCCGGACTTATGCTTGCCAGTAGCCAGAAATGGAAAACACGGGCTGTATGTGGAAATGAAATGGCAGAAAAACAAGACCAATGACAAGCAGGACTGGTGGCTTGACCAGCTGCGAAAGCAGGGTTACGAAACGGCGGTTTGCTGGTCAGCAGAAGAAGCCATGGACACAATAGCAAAGTATCTGGACATTGAAGAAGCAACGGGGAGGAAATGCGAATGAAAGAGAAAATAAAAAAGAATAGTAAAAAAGTGCAAAAAGTAATTGAGGTACTATGTAACATTATACTGCTTGCAATGCTTATTGAAGAAACAGCAATTTTCATAATTCAGTTATTCAGCGGATATGTCAGAACTGGTGATGTAGTATTTGCGCTGGTGCTGGCGATTGCAATAACAGTGGTAATCACAGAATTATATAACAAAAAAGAAACACCGCATATATTCAAAGAATACAGAATGAAAATAACCGCTGCGGCTATTCTGTTTGTATCAAAAGGGCAACTAACAGAACATGAATTAAAAAAGTTTATGTCAATTATGAGATATGCAGCAAGGGAAAACAAATGGGAGGAATAAGCATGGGAGCAATGGACCACACATTGAAACATACAGTGCCATATTACAGCACCATGAAGAAAGCAGGGGCGTTCAAGCAGCCACAGAAGCCACAGAAAAGGCAGAAAAGAACCACGCTGACAGAATACAGCCAGAATGGGCAAAAAGCGGTATTAAAGCCGCACGTCACAGTCAATCAAGCAGCAAAAAAGCTGTACGACTACGAACAAACCGGGCTTTCACCGCATGAGGTGGCGAACCTTATTGAGCAGGTGCAGAATTTGACAAAACGTGTCAAGAAGTTGGAGGACTGGGGCGAATGATGAACGCTGACCGCTGCTTGATATGCGGTGAGGTTATCCCGGAGGGTTCGCAGGTTTGCACCGCCTGCATGAAGAAATATGAAATACAAGCCGGGGAAGCCACAGAAATTGCAGAAGAGTTGCGGGACATAGCAGACGTGCTGAAAATCACAGAGGGCACAGACGCCAATATCAGACAATCAATGGAAAGTATACTGCGGATAGCAGACAGACTGGAAAGGAAGAATACAAATGGCAAGAAAAGAGGATAAACAGCCACAGTATTTGCCTTTGATAGTAAAAGCAAGGTTACATACTGGCGGCAGGACGTATGAGCAGATAAAGCAGGAATTAAAAGGGCAGGGCTTCACTTGCAATGAAATGAAAGCCATGGTCAGAGAGGGGCAACGCTTTGACGGTCTGGTGCTTTATCTTTCAAAGTGGAACTGGGACAACCACGAAAGCTGGCACCTTTACAACTGGGACGATAAAGACGACGAAGCAGTTATGCTGGGTCTTTACGAAGCTGAACAGTACCACCCGGACGCAAAGACCAGATACAGAAATGATTTTGAGAAATTCCAGAAAGACTGGAAAAACGAAGAGTACGACCCCGGCATGACATTTACTTTCAAAGACGGTGAAGTTGAAGTGCTGGAAACAGTGCAAGAAGAGGTTGACAACATAGACCATGAAGCAGTCAGACGGCAGGTTGCGGCTGCGGAAGACGCAAAGTATCAGCAGCGCCGGAAACAGCGCATGAAGCGCAAGGAAAGAGCCAGCAAGGGCAGCAGATACCAGAAAAAATTCTTTTGACGGAGGAAAACGGAATGGGTAGAAGACATTACAGCGGAAAAGAATTGATAATGCGCCGCCAGTTGGAACGACAGCAGGCAGAGCAGAAAGCAAACCCCGGAAACGGCATGACAAAGACGTTACGGCAGGTCAACGCATTACGCCCGGCAATGGAAAGGGCAAAACAGAGAATGAGGGAGGGAAAAGACAATGGCAGCGTTCTTGATTAGTGTTGCAAAAGCGCTTATATGCTTTGTGGCAATCTGCATAGGACTTGGCGTGTTAATGCTGGTCTGGGTAGTAGTCCGGGAAGCAGCGTGGGTTGTAAAGCATGAGAACAGAAAGAAATATATTGAGCAGGAGGAAAAAGACAATGAAAATGGCAGCATTTAAGGCAGTGTGCCCGCTTGAACTTGGGGACACGGTAGCAGTAACAGCACCAAAGGCAGCGGGAGAACCAAAAGAAGCATATTATTTGCCAGACGGTCACATGGTCATATTATCCGGGGCAGCGTCAATTCATAAGGTTACAGACATTCTGACACTGCATTTTCTGAAAAATAGTGATGTTTCTTTCATGTATGAACTGGACGGGTCCGGCAGATATGAGCCATTGACAGTGAAAATGCCTATCAAAGAGTATGACGAAGCGTTGAAGAACCGCAATAAAAAATAATTGTACTTGCGCAAGTATACATATTGCACAAATATACTTGCGCAAGATTGTTGCTTTTGCCTATTGATATTATACTTGCGCAAGTATATAATAAAGACAGTTAAAGAAACAGCAACACAGCATAGAAAGCGGAGGTATAAACCATGAAAGAAAATTATTTTGAAGAAATCAAAATGCGCTTCATAGAAGCTGCAATGTGGACAAATGACAATGCAAAAGAAAAAGACGTGAACAGAAACCATGTAAATTATGGTTGCTGTACCTGCTGGGGACGAGTTTTAAGAGATATGGGGCACAAAATTGATGTTCCAGTATGGGAAGACAACGGTGTTTTGAAAATTCCATTTTTAAGCATTGACGGTCAGAAAATCATTGAGTTTACAGACGCAAAATAAGAAGTTGCGGCAGTACCCCAGCTGGTAGAGGGACGGGCACGGTGAAATAAAACGGCAGCAGCCGTTGTCAGTCTGTGTCTATGATGTCGCTGGTTCAAATCCAGCCTGCCGCATTACTGGGAAAAGCAACTATAAACCATACCAGATACAAGGAGGAATACCACATGAAAGTATTATCAATTATCAATCTTAAAGGGGGAGTGGCAAAGACCATTTCCAGCGTCAACATGGCGCACATTCTGGCAACAGTACACGGCTTCAAAGTCCTGCTGATTGACAATGACAAGCAGGGCAACGCAAGCAAGATTATGAACCGCCACGACTACAAGCACAAAGGCACAGCAGAGGTTATGACGCAGCGGGGAATTAACCCAGCAGAGGTTATCCAGCACACAGATTATGACGGGCTGGACATTATCACAGCAAATATGAACCTGCTGACAGCCAATCTGGAAGTCATGCTGGACCAGTCAAGACCGCAGCAAACACGCTTCAAGAAGTTTTTAGAGGGCTTACAGTCAGAATATGACTATTGCATTATTGATAACGCCCCGGACATTAACATTTCAACAATCAATGCGCTGGTGACTTCAACAGACGTTATGGTGCCAGTCACTATTGATGATTTTGCAGTGGACGGGCTGGCAGAACTGAAAGAACAGATTGACAATACACGGGAAGACCTAAACGCAGGCTTACGCTTCTGCGGGTGCTTCATTACCCAGTACGACAGAGCCAATGAAGCTGACACGCAGGGTGAAGAGTTTTTGAAAACTACTGAATACCCGGTATTTAATACCCATATCAGAAAGACACCGAAAATGAAGCCCAGCACATTCGCACGGCTGCCAATCATTCTGTATTCACCACGCTGCGGCGCAGCTGCCGACTATAAAGCGTTAGTGGAAGAATGGCTGAAAATGTGACCAATTCGGACACGATAGGAGGAAAAGACAATGGCAAATGCAGGAAAAAAATTTAATTTAACTGAATTACTCAACCAGCGTTCCAAAGAGGTTGCAGAACCTATGCAGCAGGGGCAGCAGTCAGAAGCCGTGACGTCACAAGAGGGCGTCAGCGGCACAGCTGATATATACGACCTTATACCGTCAAAAGGCAATTTTTACAGCGTGGAAGATGTGCAGGACTTGAAGCAGTCCATTGAACTTCTGGGAGTGTTGCAACCGCTGCTGGTGACTGATGAAGAAGAGGACGGCAAGCGCCGTATCATTGCAGGACACAGAAGACGCCTTGCGGTCATGCAGCTGGTAGAAGAGGGCAAAGAGCGTTTCAGATACGTTCCGATTTTGATTAAGCCGACACAAAACGCCATTCTGGATAAACTGGCACTGATTATGGCAAACCGTTTCCGGGAGAAAACAGACTGGGAGAAAATGACAGAAGCGCTGGAAACAGAAGAACTTGTGTTGAAGCTGAAAGAAACAACCAACATTCCCGGAAGAACCCGTGATTTGCTGGCAGAAATTCTGGAAACGTCACCTGCGCAGGTTGGAAGATACAAGGCTATATATAACAATCTCATTCCAGAACTTATGGCAGAATTTAAGGCAAACAATATTGTCGTATCGGTCATTTACGAAGCGTCCGGGCTGCCGGAAGAGTACCAGAAGCAGGCAGCAGAGATATTCAGAGAAAATGAAGTGCTGACATTGCCGGACATTAAGCAGTTAAAGAAGCATTATGAAGCAGCGCAGCAGATACCGGGACAAATGGACATTAACCAGTTACAGCAGGAAGAGCAGCCAGAAGCTAACGTGCATGAAAATGAAAATCATGCAGGTAACGGAGAAGAGCAGGCACCGCAGGAAGAACAGCAGGAAGAACCAGAATACATTGACCCGCAGCCGGAAAGCATGACGTCACTTTGTTACAGCTGCACACGTTATGAAGAGTGCCACGACAAGAAAGCAACCGTGACAAGTTGCAATGCCTATGAAAACCGCACGGAAGCATACAAGACCGACGAACAGCGCTACAACGAAGAGCAGGCAGCCATTGACCGGGAAACAAAAAGAAAGTTGCAGGAAATGCAGCAGGAAGAGAAAATGCAGCACTTGCCAACTGATGAACAGCCAAAGCAGCGGGACATTAGACTTTCAAGAAGTCAGTATGAAGAAATCACAACCGGGCGTCTGACATTCTTATTGATGAAAAAAGACGGCTTCAAAGTTGGTGAGGAATTAGAACTGCCAGAGTATGCAGAGGGACAGCCAACGGGAAGAAAAGCAGACCTTGAAATTATCTATGTCATGGACGATAGGACGGGGCTTGATGATAATTATTGCATTATTGGCTTTAATGTGACCGCATTTGACGCATAGGGACGGTGAGAAAATGAAAGGGCAATTAAGTTTATTTGAACCAGAGTTCATAAAAGACATAGATTGCACAGTTAATACGCCAGTGACCAGAGGGAAGAAAGATAAGCCGATATATGGAACCGGGAAAAGAATAAAACCCAGAGTGCAGGGCAGAAGAGAAACAAAGCACATGGAAGAAATTTTCCTTGAAGAATTGCTGCCGCTGGAAGAATACGACTTGATTGTTGTTTTAATATCCGGCGGCAAAGACAGCATAGCAACATACTTCAAATTGCGTGAACTGGGAGTGCCTAAAAGCAAAATTGAGTTCTGGCACCATGACATAGACGGAGGAAACCCCAGAAGACACATGGACTGGCGTTGCACTCAAAACTATATGAAAGCGCTTGCGGACGCAGAAGAAATACCATTGCGGTTGTCATGGAGAAAAGGCGGCTTTTTCGGTGAATTATACAGAATAGGAGCCAGCAAACCTATTGAATGGATTGACCCGGAAACCGGGGAAATATTAAGGGCAAAAGAAACGCCGCAGCAGGCAGCGTGCAGAGAGATTGAAGAGAGCGACGCAGAGAACAAAGAAGAACTACTGAAAGAATATGGCTGCCGCATGAAGTTTCCTGCAAAGTCCGGCAATTTAATGACAAGGTGGTGCAGTCCATATCTAAAAATAGATGTTGCAGCAACAGTGCTGCGAAATCTGGAAGAAGTGAAAGAAAATTCAAAAGTTTTGATATGCAGCGGGGAACGCAGAGGGGAAAGCACCGGGCGTTCAAAGTATAACGAAATGGAAATATATTTCAGAGCCAATGCAGAAAAGAAACTAAAAAGAACCGTTCACCAGTGGCGACCAGTTATTGACTATTCAGAAAAAGACGTCTGGGAGGTATTGAAAAGAAACAAAGTAAACCCGCACCCATGTTACCGGGCAGGCTGGAACCGTTGCAGTTGCGCTGGCTGCATATTTTCAACACCAGAACTGTTTGCAGGCTTCAAAGAACTGTACCCAGAAGAATTTGAAGAAATGAAAAATGATGAAGTGACGCTGGGTTTTACACTGGACAACAAATGCGACCTTGAAACATACATTGAGGGCGCAAAGTCATGTTTATACACTGGCGACGCAGAAGCAATACGAAGTCTGGTGACGGGAGAATTTACAGAAAAAGACATATTTATTGACGGTCAATGGAAATACCCTGCGGGAGCGTTCCACGGGGCAGAGGGTGGACCGTGTTAGGAGGAAAAGAAAATGCCAATAAACATGACTGACTATAAAATGATTATCCATGAAAGAGTATACAACGTCATTCAAATTATGATTGACTTTGCACCATACGAAGAGAGAGAAGAGGAAAAACCACCAAAACCAAAATTCATTGACGCTGTATACATTGACGAAGACGGAACAATAAAAGTGCTGCGTGATGAAGCGTGGTGCTTCCAGTTTATAAGAAGAACAGCGGAGGTATAGAAAATGGCAGTAATACTGGAAAACCAGAAGAATTTTGACATTGCACAAATTGCACGTTCCGGGCAGTGTTTCAGACTGGATAAGCACAGACACAAGGAACACACATGGCAGCTTGTGGCATATAAACGATATTTAGAAATAAAACAGCTGCCGGGCAGCAGTACGGTTGAATTTAGCTGCACGCAAGAAGAATTTGACCAGCTATGGAAGCGCTATTTTGATTTAGACACAAATTATCAATACTACATAGACCATATAGACCCGGAAGACACATATTTGACAGCAGCTGCGGCAGCAGGCGCAGGAATACGCATATTAAGGCAAGAACCGTGGGAAATGTTAATTTCATTTGCAATATCACAAAACAATAACATTCCACGAATTAAGAAAAGCATTGATATGATGTGCAGGCTTTATGGAAGAGGACACGGAACAGAAGACGGGCAGATTTGGTATGAGTTCCCACGACCAGAAATACTGGCACACAATGAGTATTTGCAAAAACTGGGGCTGGGTTATCGTGATAAATACGTTCAGAAAATGGCTGAAAATGTAGCAGCCGGAACAATCGACCTGCAAAGGCTGGCTGATGAAGAAATGACCGACGGCGAAATTGAAAGCTATCTAAAAAGCATTTATGGAATAGGACCCAAAGTGGCAAACTGTATCATGCTTTTTGGCTACCACAGAATTGACAGTGTGCCAAAAGATACATGGATAAACAAAATTATAAAAGAGCAATACAACGGGAAATTCCCGGTTGAAATGTACGCTGGGTTTGCGGGAGTTATCCAGCAATATATTTTCAACTACGCAGCAAATAAAAACTTGCGGGAAGTAGAAGAATAGGGCTGAACCGTGTAAAAGATTGGAGGAATAGCAATGGCGCAGGCAATGAGTAAAGAAAGGGTAATTGAATTATTGGAATATTACAAGGACATAGACGGGGAGGTGAAAATTTACAGAAAAATTCTGGAAGACTTAACAGACCAGTATTACAACCCCCTTGGCGCTATACAGTGCGACGGTCTACCAAAAGGAAAATATAGTATATCACGACAAACAGAAAACATGGTCTTAAACATTCCAGATTATGTCAGCGGGGAAATGAGGGACTACGAAGAAAGAGTGGCGACCTTGCAGAACTTGAAAGCACAAATATTGCAGGAAGTTTCAAGACTAAAGCTGAAAGAAAAAAGCATTATATTTGATTTTTACATTCACAACATGAAATGGGAACAAGTAGCGGTACGCAATCATTACAGCGAAAGACAATGTAAAAATATCAGAGATAATGCCGTTGAAACTCTTTTGAAGAGGTTTGAAAACAACCCGTATATTTCAAAATTTCATAAGGTTGCATAGTCAATCTTTGCCCGCCATTGCCTGCGTTTAGCTGATATAATTTATATTAGCGAAGCAGGCTTTCAGCCGTTTTATTTACACGTTGGCAATAGTGGGCTTTGTGATTTTTTGAATTTACAAAGCCCATAATTTTTTATACTTCCGCAAGATAGAACCATTGGAAAGAATGAAAACAAACGAAAAGAGGTGATAGCATGGGAAGACCACGGAACCCAGAGCGTGACAATTCATTGCAACGCTATCTGGAAAGCGACGGAAAAATTAGCACCGCAGAATTGGCACAACTGGCAGGAGTTCCAGAAGTGCGCATAAGAAAATGGAAGTCAGAAGACAACTGGGACGAAGCCTTGAAAAATAAGCCTCGGAAAAGAGGGGGACAAAAAGGTAATAAGAACGCAGCCGGAAAAACCCCGGCAAAAAAAGGCAATAAAAATGCGGTCACACATGGGGCATTTGCGCAGGCAGGATATGAGGACATAGACCCGGAGCAGGCAGCAGCCATACAGAATATGGGCACACCAACGGCGTTGTCGCAAATGATGGAGGAATTGCAGGCGTTATACCTGCGCAAAGCCTATTTAGAAAAGCTATTGTCAGAGTATGAGAGCGACGACGCAGGGGGCTTCTACACTGACAAGATAGTACACATGATAGTACCAAAGAGCATGGAGGAAAGACAGCAAGAAGAGGACTGCGGCATGGAGCAGCAGCACACACAAGACCCAGAGGGCAGCACAACTGAAACATACAAAACAGCCATGAAGTCTGTTATTAAGTCAAGCCCATTTGAAAGAGCAATGAAAGTGGAAGCAGAACTAAACAAACTACATGGGCGTATTATCAAGCAGCTGGACAGTATCAAGGCTTATGAGTTAGAGGACAGACGCTTGACGCTTGCAGAGAAGCAACTGGAATTGAACAGACAAAAATTAACTGGTGAATTTGACATTGACCCAGAAGAAGACAGCGGGAATGATGATATAACAAGCATTGTGGACGACGTTTGATAGGTTCTGTCAGCGCCCCAGAAGCACTGCGGGTACGCCGACGCCCAAAGGTTCCCCAGATATGAAAAATTTTTTTGCATTTCCGCTTCCGAAGCCATAAAAAAGAAAGGGGGTGCGGTTTTTGAAAGCGTACACATCAAAGGCGGTTGCTGCGTGGCTGGACATATCAGAACGCAGGGTGCGGCAGCTGCGTGACCAGAAGATTATAACTGAAATCAGACCGGGGCTGTACGATTTGAAGACCGTAAACCACCAGTACATAAATTATTTGCGCAACAACAACCCGGAAAGCGAAAGCACGGTTGATTATAACGCAGAACGGGCAAAGCTGGTGAGGGCAAAGCGTGAAAGTCAAGAACTGGAATTGCAGCTGCGCAGAAATGAAGTACACACCACGGAAGACGTAGAGCAGGTAATGACAGACACGCTGGTTAGGTTCAAAACCCGTTTAATGGCAATACCTGCGAAATTAAGCCCCATTTTATCAAAGAAAAAGGACCAGACAGAAATTTTCAAGCTGCTAAAAAGCGCCATTGATGAAGTGTTGGAAGAACTTTCAGACTTCAAGACAGTGTTTGGGTACGGTGTAGACAATGAAGAAGAACACAGTTGATATGTTCACCCGTATTTTCAAGGTGCTACAACCGCCACCAGAAATGACGCTTTCACAGTGGGCAGACAAATTCCGCAGACTGTCTGCCGGGTCTTCTGCTGAACCGGGGCGCTGGAAGACTGCAAAGGCACCGTATCAGAAAGAAATCATGGACGCCATAACAGACATTACAATCAAAAAAGTGGTGATAATGTCTGCGGCGCAGGTTGGAAAGACAGACGCAATGGTGCTGAACCCTATTGGATATTATGTGCATTATGACCCGTCACCAATAATGGTCATACAGCCGACAATAGACATGGCAGAAAAGTTTTCAAAAGAAAAGCTATCACCCATGCTGCGTGACACGCCAGTGCTTGCAGAAAGAATAAATGAAAAGTCAAGAAATAGCGGCAACACCATTATGCAAAAGATATTTCCGGGCGGGTTCATTACTATTGCCGGGGCGAACAGTCCAACTGGATTGCGTAGCCATACAATCAGAGTGTTATTAGCTGACGAAATAGACGCATACCCAGCCAGTGCAGGAAAAGAGGGCGACCCATTATTGCTGGCTTCAAAAAGACAGACTACATTCTGGAACAAAAAGCAGGTGGACATATCCACACCAACCGTCAAGGGCGCTTCCAGAATTGAAGTTGAATATGAGAACAGCAGCCGGGGAGAATGGAACACGCCTTGCCCGTGCTGCGGAGAGTTGCAGCCGCTTGTCTGGGCAAATGTCGTATTCGACAAAGACGACCTATCAGAAATAAAATATGTGTGCAGCAAATGTGGCGTCATATCCAGTGAAGCTGAATGGAAAGAACACTATATTGACGGAAAATTTGTGCATGAAGACCCAGACAACCCCGTGAAAGGTTTTCACTTGAACACCCTTGCGTCTACACTGACCACATGGCAAGAAGTTGTTGAAAAATTTTTGATTGCCAATGCTGAAATGAAAAAAGGCAACGTGGAACTGATGAAAGTATGGACTAATACTGAAATGGGGCAGACATGGGAAGAGGACGGGGAAACCATAGAAGACGACGAACTGATGAAGCGCCGGGAGAAGTACAACTGCGAGGTTCCAGAAGATGTGCTGTATTTAACAGCTGGCGTAGATACGCAGGACGACAGATTTGAAATTGAGGTTGTCGGCTGGGGTCCAGAGTATGAAAGCTGGGGCATAAAGTACGCCGTCATATATGGCGACACTTCAAACATGGAAGACCAGTGCTGGAAAGACCTTGACATATTTTTACAGCAGTCATGGTCAAAAGCAGATGAAACACAGTTGAAGTTGTCATGTACCTGCATGGATAGTGGAGGACACAGAACCAATCAAGTATATAAATTCTGCAAAGCCCGGTTCAATCGCAGGGTATTTGCAATCAAAGGTTCAAACGACAGCGCAGCAGCATATATTCAAAAACCGTCAAAAAGCAACCGTGAGGGCGCATATTTGTTCACACTTGGAGTTGACACGGGAAAAAGCCTACTAATGGACAGATTAAAGCTGGAAGAAGAGGGACCCGGATATTGCCATTTTCCAAAAGACGAGGGCAGGGGATATGATGAAAAGTATTTCAAGGGTCTGACGTCAGAAAAAAAGGTTATGCGCTACAAAATGGGAAGACCATATTTTGCATGGGAACTGAAAGACAAGGGAGAACATAAACGAAATGAAGCCCTTGACTGCCGGAACTATGCAACAGCAGCTATTGAAATAACGGGTGTACCGTTGAAGAAAAAGAAACAGCAAAAGAAAGAGAACACAGCCCAGACCGTGAAGAAGACGGCAAAGAGGGGCAGAAGAAGAAGTGGAGGTATTATGTAATATGGCAGCAGGAATAACGCTGGAAACAGCAAAAAGACACCTTGACGCATGGCTGGAAGCGGAACTGGCAGTGACAAACGCCCAGTCATACACAATCGGCAGCAGGACTATGACAAAAGCCAATCTGGGCGAAATACGCAAGTCTATTGAATATTGGCAAGGAAAAGTCAATGCGCTGGAAAATGCGGCGAAATACGGCGGCAGAAACCGTGCAAGACGTGTTGTGCCCCGTGATTTATAAAAGATTGCCCGCAATTTCCCTTTTTGGGCTAAAATTTCCCCCTATTTCCCGTAAAAAAGGGGTAATATTGTAGCGTGAACAAATAGAAAAACACAAAAAGCACCCGTCAAACGGTGCTTTTTTCGTGCAATAAAGGAGGTGAAGACGTGGGAATTGCAGCGGGAATTGATAAAGCAATAGCGGTTGTCGCACCGCAAATGGCGCTGAAAAGGGTTGCCGCACGGCAAAAAATGCAGATATTAAACAGCGGATATGGCAATTATGGCGCAAGTACAACAAAAAAATCACTTGCAGGCTGGCTTCATGCAGGCGGCAGCAGTCGTGAAGACATAGAAGACAACGTGTCAGTGCTGCGGCAGCGCACCCGTGATTTATACATGGGCGTACCAATAGCCAACGGCGCTGTAAAAACCATGCGCACCAATGTTGTTGGGCGTGGTCTACACCTAAAACCGAACATTGACGCAGAAGTGCTGGGAATATCCCCAGAAGAAAAGCTGAAACTTGAAAAGCAGATTGAAAGAGAATGGCGCTTGTGGGCAGAAAGCCCAGATTGCGACATGACACGCGTTGATAACTTTTATGAGTTGCAGCAGTTAGCGTTCATAAATTGGCTTGTATCTGGTGATTGTCTGGCAGTGCTGCCAGTAAAGCCCAGATTAAACCAGCCGTATGATTTAAGGGTGCAACTGATTGAAGCGGACAGACTTTGCAGCCCTAACAATTTTGACACACTGGACAATAAAATTGTCGGAGGTGTAGAGGTTGACCAGTCCGGGGAAGTGGTAGCGTATCACATAGCAAACCACCACCCGTTGTCATACGCCTATACAGACATTGAATGGCAGAGGGTTGAAGCATACGGCAGCAGGACGGGAAGAAGAAATGTGCTGCACCTTATGAACCGGGAACGAATAGGACAACGCAGGGGCGTTCCATTCCTTGCCCCGGTCATTGAAAGTCTGAAACAGCTTGGAAGATATACCGACGCTGAACTTGTAGCAGCGGTTGTATCTGGAATGTTCACGGTATTTATCGAAAAAGCAGACGCAAGCAGTGAAGACGCCATAGGTTCAATGATACCAGAAGAAGAGCAAGTGGACGCAGAGGACGAAACCAGCATTGAACTTGCGCCGGGTGCCGTTATCGACTTAAACGAGGGCGAAAAGGCACATGACATGAACCCCGGAAGACCTAACGCCAATTTTGGCGGCTTTGTGGAAGCTATATGCCAGCAAATAGGGGCTTCACTTGAAATACCATATGAATTGCTTATGAAACGCTTTAACGCCAGTTATTCAGCCAGCAAAGGCGCACTGGAAGAAGCGTGGAAAATGTTTAATATGTACCGGGACTGGTTAGCAACTGACTTCTGCCAGCCAATATATGAAGAATGGTTGACGGAAGCCGTAGCAAAAAGGCGTATCAATGCGCCCGGCTTCTTTGCAGACCCAGCAATCAGAAAAGCATATTGCACCGCAAAATGGAACGGACCTGCAAGGGGTATGCTTGACCCGGTAAAAGAAGTCACAGCCGCAGAAAAGAGAGTGCAAAACGGGTTCAGCACCAGAAGTGATGAAACAATGCAAATGACGGGTAGTGATTTTTACAGCAATATTGAGCAACTAAAACATGAAGAAAATGAGTTAAAAGAGGTGAAGAAAATTGCCAACAGTAGCAAACCAGAACAACCAGCAGCCCCAGACAATGCAGCAGGGGCAACAAATGACCCAGCAGCCGGACAGCAGGACGCCGGGCAATCCATACGGAGTGACAACAAATAAATTTTGGAACTTTATCCCGGCAGCGGGAGAGAAGCCACCAGAATTGCTTCTGTACGGCGCTATAAGCAGCCAGCAGTCATGGTGGGAAGACAGAGTGACACCACAGCAGTTCAACGCAGAACTGGCAGCCCTTGGGGAAGTGCCAGAAATTATTGTGCGTATTAACAGCGGCGGCGGTGACGTATTCGCAGCAAATGCGATATTCACAAGGCTGAAAGATTGTTCAGCCAAAATCACAGTAAAAATTGACGGCTGGGCAGCTTCCGCAGCCACAATCATTGCTATGGCTGGTGACAGTATCAAAATTGCAAGAAATGGCGTTTTTATGATACATGACCCGGCTATGACAGTTTACGACACTTTCAAGGCAGAAGACTTTCTGAAAATGGCTGATGAACTGAAAGTGATTAAGCAAAGCATTGTAAATACATACGCAATGAAGACTTGCAGAAAGCCAGAAGACATTGAACAGCTTATGTCAGAAGAAACATGGTGGACGGGAGAAACAGCAGTTGAAAACGGCTTTTGTGATGAATTGATGTTTGAAGACAGCAGCACAGTTGTTGAAAACTCTTCAAAAATTGTGGTCAATTCAGTGCCCATTGATGTTTCAATGTTCAAAACATTACCAAAACAGTTATTAAATAGCCCGCACAATCCGGGTAGTTTAATAAATAGTGCAACAAACCCTATTAACAAGCCACAAAAAGAAAAGGAGGAACCAGAAATGGCAGAACCAACAAACAAAATCACAACGGTTGACGCACTAAAAGCCGCATACCCGGATTTAGTAGCGACAATCCAGAACGAAGCAGCAGCCACAGAGCGTGCCAGAATTAAAGGCATTGAAGACTTGGCGAACGGTAACTATGCTGCAATCGCAAACGACGCAAAGTTTGACAACCCTATTTCTGCGCAGGAAATGGCAGTGAAAATCATTGCAGAGCAGAACAAAGCGGGTGGCAACTACATTGCAGACCGTGCAGCAGATGCCGACGCTTCCGGCGCAAACGGAGTGACCGGGGCAGCAGCAGGGGCAGCAGGCGACGACGGCAAAGACGTATTCAACGCAGCCATTGACAAGCTGTTTCCAGAAACAAAATAAGGAGGTAAGCGAAAATGAGTGAATATGCAGTAGAAACAAGAAGCACTACACCGAAGAATTTTTTTGCAGGTGAATTTCCAACCGTTCCAGAAACGGGAACTGCTGGCGCTGTCATTGCAGAATATACACCAGTAACCACAGACGGCGACGGCAAAATTGTTCCGATTGCAGCAGAAACCAAAGATGCTGTAATTGGAATTGCAGCAGCAGCCGCAGGAAAAGACGAACCAGTTGTGTTTTACATGACGGGTGAGTTTTTCGCAGACGCAATCAACGTACCTGCTGGCATTACCATTGCGGAAGTCAAAGCGGCTTGCCGTAAAATCTCAATCTTTTTGAAGTAAGGAGGACAACACATCATGGCAAATGAAGTATCTATTTACGAACCACGCACCATGGGCAGAGTAATTCAGAAAATGCCGCCCGTGCGTACATTTTTCAGAAGCACATTTTTTAGAAACGAAGAAACTTTCGTGACAAAGAATGTTGACGTTGATTTCAAGAAAGGAAGCCGCAAGGTAGCGCCTTTTGTAAGCCGCTTAATCGGTGGCAAGATTGTACCTAATACCGGGTACGAAACAAAGACCTATACACCGCCTTTGGTAGCGCCGGAGAAAGTCACCACTATTGATGATTTATTAGAGCGCAGACCGGGTGAAAATATGTTTTCTGGCAGAACACCTGCGGAACGTGCAGTGCTTAAAATGTCAGAAGACTTTGTGGAACTGCGAGAGCAGATTGCAAGACGTGAAGAGTTGATGTGTGCGCAGGCAATCTTTACTGGTCAAATTCCAGTTATCGGCGACGGCGTAAACGAAGTAATTGACTTCCAGTTTACAAACAAAGAGAAAATCACAACCGCTGCTAAAAAGTGGACTGCTGACACTTCCGACCCTATCGCAGATTTGAAGCGCTGGCATGAAACCGTACAGAAAACGGGATTTACAAACTGCGATATTTGCGTCATGGGTAGCGACGTTGCAAATGCTTTTGTAAATAATGCAAAAGTAAAAGATTTGCTTGACGTAAAGAATTATGCGCTTGCAGTCATTCAGCCAAAACAGCTGCCAAACGGCACCACATACATTGGAACTATTCACGAACTGGGGCTTGATATTTACAAGTACAATGAATGGTATCTGGACGACTGGACAACCCCAGACGCACCAGAG